ACGTTGGTGTTGGACAGATCCAGGTTGATATGGTTGAACAGGTTGTCCCGCATGAAATAGGCGTAGCTCTGGTCGTGGTCCCGGTCCAGGCCCACATACTCGTCCAGGTTGACGGTGCGGACCTGGGAGAAGTCCAGCTCGCCCGCCTGACAGCGGCGGACCAGCTCCTGATAGGTCCCCACGGGGCTGGAGCCGGTGGCTAGGCCCAGGACGCAGCGGGGCTTGAGGATGACCTGGGCGGCGATGATATTGGCGGCGGCGCGGCTGAGCGCCGAGTAGTCCTTCACTGAGATGATCTTCATGGAACAGCTCTCCTTTCCTGCGGAGCGCGGCCAGGGAGCGGGGGAGTTTCAGGCAGATCGGTTGTGGGGTTCCAGTGAACCGATCATAATGGTGTCCAGGAAACGGGCTCAGGTCCCGGCGCGATCCTGCTTTGATTGTAGCATAGCGGCGGGAGATTGTCACTGAAAATTTGCGGCCGGTGGGAGCAGGGGGCGGCGGGTCCCATAGTAAATTAAATGCAGAAAAAAGTTTAACGCTTTTTTCTGCATTATTTTTTTATCTATTTCAGGGCTTGAAATGGGAGAAACGAGGTGACGAATGGTGAAGAAGCTGACGCTTGAGGACCGCAGAAAGATTGAACAGATGTGGAAGGACAACGCCTCCCCCTTAAAGATCGCCGCCGAGCTGGGTATCAGCCAGTGCACCGTGTACACGGAATTGAAGCGCGGGCAGGAGACCGACGAGCGGACCGGCGAGATGGTCCTGGACCATAACTTCCGCCCGGAGTACAAAGCCGAGCGGGGCGAAAAGACCTACCAAAGCAATCTGCGCAAGCGTGGCCGCCGTCCGAAGGCCGCGCCGAGCATGAAAGGAGCCTAAAGAAATGACCAACTTTGAAAAGATCACGCAGTCCCCGGAAGCGCTGGGCGAGTTTCTTTCTTCGCTCCCTATGCTGGAAGGACCGTGGGACGAGGAGTTCCAGAGAAATTATTGCGCTGGATGCGGGCGCGTGAATTGCGATGCCGGAAGGGGCTGCCCCTACAAGAAACAGCGGAACAGCCCGGCATGGTGGCTGAGATTGGAGGCGAAGACGGATGCGGGCCAGTAAAGCGGACAAGTTCTATATGGGTATGCTGCTGGCGATCATCTGCTTCTGCTTCGGCCTGCTCCGCATCATGGACGAGGCAGACGCCCGCCGGGCGGCGGAGCGGGAGACGCTGATCATCGTCGAGCCGCCGACCATTGTGGTCCCAGCCTCCCAGCCGGTTCAGACGGTTTACTTCGAGCCGGACCCGGAGCCGGAAGAACCGGCGGCGGAGGTGTTCACGTTCAGAGAGGACGTGCCCCTGAGTGCGGAACTGCAGGAAGTCTTGTGGGACGCCTGCCAGGAACACAAGGTCGAGTACGCGCTGGCCTTGGGCCTCATTGAAACGGAGAGCAGCTTCAACCCGGAGGCGGTGAGCTATGTCGGCTGCTACGGCCTGATGCAACTCAATCCCGACTACTTCCCCACCGACCTGTCACCGGCGGAAAACATTCAGTATGGCGTGGCCTTCATCGCTGAGAAGCTGGACCAGTACGCCGGGAACGTCGGCGCGGCCCTGACGGCCTACAACGCTGGGCACGACACGGGGAACCGCGAGTATGCCGAGAAGGTCATGGCAGCGGCGGAAAGGTGGAGAACAGAATGAAACTGCTGATCGGCGGAAGCCCGTGCACCCATTGGAGCATCGCACAGACCAAGAACCGCGAGACCGAGGCCAGCGGCATCGGCTGGGAGCTGTTCCTGAATTACCGCATCGCCCGCGATAAGTACCAGCCGGACTACTTCCTCTACGAGAATAACAAATCCATGTCTCCCGCCATCCGGGCGCAGATCACGGCGGAACTGGGCGTGGAACCCGTGCTTATCAATTCCGCGCTGGTGAGCGCGCAGAACCGCCAGCGGCTCTACTGGGCCGGAAAGCGTAACCCCGACGGTACATACAGGCAAGTGCCGGTCGAGCTGCCGGAGGACCGAGGCATCCTGCTCCGGGATATTTTGGAGACCGGCTTCCCGTTGCGCGAGAAAGGCTATGCGCTTCAAACAGGACACGGCGCTACGGCGGAAGACGCTATTGCACGCAGGCAGCGGAACGCCGTGGCGGAGCCTGTTGCCATTAAGCCGCTGACTGAAAAAGAGATGGAATACATGGTGCGCGAGACCAAGGACGGGCGCAATCATTTCGACTTCGATTATTTTCACGACGCCACCAAGGACAAGAGCGCTTGCGTGACGGCGAACACCCACAAGGGCGTCCCATATAATGTGCTG